GACCAGCAAGAACAACCAAAGAGCACAAAGGCACGAGTGGCTGACGAGGCCCAAATACGCGAACATGACAAGATGGCGATGCGTAAAGCCATGCAAGTATGGAAGCAATACGATCCCGACAACCATGGCCTAAAAGCGGCCATGGACAGCTTGGAAGTGATGTTCGAGACCGACGATATGGTATCCGAAGACCAGGCAGCATACATAGGAGCGTACAACAATTTGATGGACAAGCTACACAATCTTAATTGGACTAATGTGCTCGCAAAAATCAAGCCAGACTACCGTGCGGACAGAGCAAAACAAATGGCTGAATGGATATCCAGAGTGCGACAACGGTCAAAACATCCGCCACGCGGGGCCCAGTTGCTACGTGAAGAAGCAGCATGGCAAGCAAGATCAGCAGCATTGCGCGCAAACAGTGCGTTGACTCAAGAAGAATTGCGGTGGGCCATGCTGAGCAACAAGAAGTCCAACCTTCGCGCGTGGGAAGCCAGGAAAGCAACAGCTGAAAGAACCAACAGGCGTGCACAACGTGAGGGCAGGCCAATGCAGCCCTTCACTGAACCAAAACCCAAGCTGGAGCTTGATGCCAACTACGAGTCAACCATCCAATTCATGTTCCAGGAAGATAACAAAGAATATCTCAAGGCCATGGACCGCTACTTGGCATCAGGAGGATCAGCAGCCGACTTTCTGCACATGCTGGCACCAACCAAGCGCAGCAAAACTCTCGACGAAGGCGGTCCTGGAGATCAAAAATTGTCCGCCATGGCGCGTGTGCAAGCGGAACGAGATCAAGCCTTTGCTGACGAAATTATGCACGAGGTGCTATACATAGTGGATTCAGCTACCGAACCTGAAGACTTAGTTACCGAAACAAAGCATTTAGAGCATAATATGCTGCAAACGCTTGGACTGGCAGCAGAAGATTGTCCAGCACCACTTAGGGAGGCACTGGCCAAGTACGAAATACGCCGTTCATCACTGGCGGAGTTCATGGCTGCAGCGCCACGAATGGAAGCGGTCGAGGAATCAAAAGAAGAAACTGCTCCGGACGCACCTCCTTCAGTGAACATAGGTGAGGGAGTGGTAGACAGTGGCACATTGGGTGCCGTAAGTGATGAGGAGGGCAGGACTTGGGAAGAAATGGCTGATCTCGATCCAGAAATCAATCCTCCTCAAAAGCCAGTCGAAATGTCTGGAGTGGACACGGCAGCCAAGGATTTTGGGCATGGTGGTACACAAGATTCGTCTATGCAGTTAGATACCTCCAGTACCACCAGAGAGAGTGGAGGAGGTGGAGGGGAAACCAAGGAACCCCGTTCTTCGCAAGAGACCAAGGAACCACCAAGGATAGACTTCACCGAGCCTTGAGGGAATTTGGATTTCCAGCCAAAGTGGTGTGGAGTGAATTGGGTCAAACAATGCGTGCTATAGCAGCTGAAGTGATACAAATAAACCCACCCTATGCCACATCGTGGCTACGTGTGGTATTGTATTCAGCAACCACCGGCCCAGAAGATTACCATATGTTGAATCTAAAAATGTCGATGCCGAAAACACACGTTTGGGACACAGATAGACTACCATGGGGCATTGAACATGAACCAATAGAATGGAGAGATGAAGACTGGGAGCCAGCACAGCCAAGGCGTATGCCTAGGAGTGGGTCATGGCCAAAGCGGGCAAAGAAGCAATTTGCTAGAGGAGATACAGGCGATGGGGAAGTGTTGCAATTGACGGTAACTACTGTATATGAAGTGCTCCAGCGCCAACCAACGGAATGGGAGTGGCAGTGTATGGATTACAACTATGCACATGCACAGTGGTCTGTGGCAGCCATCATACTAGGCATGAATTGTGGAAATCCTGAAATACCCCATCTGATGTTTGAGGCAGGCATGTTCCGCACACCATTATATGGTTGGATAGATGCCTACAAAGACTGGACGAATGCGCTAAGACGCGTGTGTGCCGTTTGGGAGGATGACAACATAGGAGTGGAGGATTGGATGCAGATGCGCAAAATGCTGAGCTGCACTGACAGAGTGAGAAAGCAAGCCGACTGGGATAAAGAGGAATTGAGGAGGACTGCCGAATTGCCGGGACTGGTGGGCTTGAAACCAAACGGCATGTTGCAAACCGCTCAATGGATGCAAATGTGGACTATAAACGCACAGGTGGTATGCGACGAGACAGTGTCTGCATTGAATGATACTATGGAGCTTGAAGACACTACCTCGTGGATGTGTGCCAGGTGGGCTCACATGCCATCTGGATCAACAAGTATAAGGCAGGTTGTGGACGAGGTGAAATCCAAAGACAGCCGATTGGGTAGTGCAGCGCGGCCATCAAAGAAAACAACTTCTGAGGCAATGCCTACATGGTTACTGATATTCATACTTGCTTTTGTTGAACCAAAAAGCATAGTAAGAACAAGCACTAAGGAGGAGCCACAGAGAAAACTGAGAGCATTGTACGCCATATGTTGTATATTGGCATTGGTGGCAAGCTATGCCAGCGTTCATGTTGAGAAGTTCATGGTAGCTGAAGGCATCAGGGCTAAACAGTCACCCGCAGACGTTCTTGAATGGGCGGTAGAAAGTATTCAAACAAAAGGACTGGAACAATGGCTGTCAGTGGACTATGCAGACTGGAATTGGCAGATACTACAGGTAATGCTAATAGAATTGAATCTCGCAATGGCAAGAGCATGGAAGAAATGCTATGTACGCGACAAGAAAGTGGCAAAACTCAAAAGTATGGCTGCTACATGGGTAGCATACGCACATGCGGCAATGTTCGCAGACCTGAACAACAATGAATTCAGATTGCTGGCTACACTGTGTAGTGGACATAGGGACACCGCCAGGGACAATTGCGGCGCACACGGCATAAACAAAAGAACAATAGTGCAAATGGCACGCTTGTTCGACATGGATGCTGAACCCATATTCATGCTCATCACAGGCGATGACGAAGACGGCAAATTCAAGGACTTCATAGCATGTGCATCTTACTTGCTAGTGGTTCTACTGTGCATGTTTGATTTGAATGCGACCAAACAATTGGGAGGGCGCTGGACGCATGAATTTCTGCAGCGAATGGCAGGCAAGGGCACCGCACCCACAATGCCGTTGTGGGCCGCATTGGCACAGTATGCTAGTGGCAATTGGTACAAAGACGTGACAATCTGGTTCGACACTTCAATACAGAGCTGTTCAGACAATGCCTATGAAATGCACAGAAGAGGTATGCCACTAGTATA